CAATGCCAACAGGGAACGCAAGAATGGCACGCCGCGCGCGCCGGCGTCATCACCGCCAGCAAGTTTGGCGACGCTGTCGACCTGACGAAGAAAGGTGAACGCACCGCCAAGTCGACACTCTACGCGGCACAGGTGGCGATCGAGCGCATCAGTCACCAGCCGAGCGACGAAGGCTTCACGACGTGGCAGATGAAGCGCGGCACCGAGCTTGAGCCCGCCGCGCGCATGGAGTACGAGGCGCTGACCGGCAACTTCGCGACCGAGTCGGGCGTCGTGCTGACCGATGATCGTCTGTTCGGCTATTCGACGGACGGCTTTGTCGGAGACGACGGGCTGATCGAGATCAAGTCGCTCGCGAGCGCAGAGAAGATCGTCGCCATGTGGCGCGACGGCGATATGTCCGACTACATGCACCAGATTCAGGGTGGCATGTGGATCACCGGCCGACGCTGGGCCGACTTCGTCATGTACTGCCCGCAGCTCGAAGTGATCGGCAAGCAGATCTATCACCGCCGCGTCGAGCGCGATGAAGCGTTCATCGAGAAGCTTGAGAAAGACCTGATCGAGTTCGAACACTTCGTGAGCGAGACAGAAGCGATTCTGCGTCGGAGGGCTGCGTGATGCGCCAAATCACCATCTGCATCGACGACAAGAATGACTTCACCGTGCACGAAGGCGATCGGTTTGCAGACGGTCTTTGCTGGGACGAAATGCTTGGCACGATCGCAGAACTGACGCACCCACATATCGGCAGCGCTCGTTACGCAATGCGCACGGAGGCGGAATGGGCCGAATACCGAGCGCGCGTCTACGGTGCGCAGCTGCCTGTCTATACCGAACCGCCGCGTCTGGAGGGGCCGAAATGACCGCCAGCAACGACCTCTGGCAGCAACTGAACCAGATCCGCCACACGCCTATGTCGCCAGTCGATCACGAGCTTCTGCGGCCCGCGTTCGCCGCTCTCGACGGCGGCCAGGTGATCGCAGTCCCCGAACGCGTTGCCGCACGCATCCGCGACATCGCGGCGCGTCAGCCGAAGCAGTAACCCTCAACCACCAAGGAGCATTCCCCGATGTTCTCTCTCACCGAACACGCAGCAACCGTCACCAGCGTGACCAACATCGCCGAGAAGCACGGTAACGCGCGCGTCCCGGCGGTATCGATCGGCCTGTCGATCACCGGCGCGAGCACGCTGCTCAACCACTTCGACGACGCGCTGCGCGGGTTCTTCTTCCGCCGCGAACAGCCGAAGCCGGGCGCTCTGCCGCTCGAAACGGACGAACTGACTGAACTGCGCTTTCCGCTGCTCAAAAACCCGTCGTGGAACAAAGAGTACGCCGGGTATCAACTGCGCTTCCTGATCGGCGCTACGGGCAAGGAAGACGTGCTGCTGAACGAAGTCGACCTGAAGCACATCGGCATCAACCCGCTCGAAGGCGGCAGCGTGCAGATCAGCTTCAAGGCGCATGCCCAGCCGTTCAGCGAAAGCGACCACGGAAAGATCGCGCGGATGCTGATGCAGGAATGCTCGATCACGCTGACGCCGCCCGATGTGGATCCGACTCTGTTCGACGAGAACGACGAGTAACCATAGCCCCGCGCACAACGATCCCCGTGTGCGGTGGCTTGGCGTGTGTTTGGGGCGCAGGACCGGCCCCGCTTTTTCCACACGAATAAACCCTTCTATTGAGGCGAGCATGAGCGAGCAATTCGGTCTTTTCGATACTCAAGCCGCAGAGGCGCCGGACAGCGCCAAGCGTGCACGCTTCAACTTCCGGCCCGCCAACATGCGGACCGTCCACGGGATACGCAATGACGATGAATATCGGCGAACCGGCGATCACTCAGTATCTTGCGTGGAATGCGTCGAAAACTATCTATTTGATGGTCATTTCGTGCGCGAGTCAGGCGGCGGATTGGACGCTCCAGAGGATCTGCCACGTGGCTCGGTGAAGGCCATGTTCGTCGATGAAACAAATGGCGTTTCTTCTTTCAAGCGCATGACTGGAATTTGCCAGCGTACTTACGCGCGAGCCGCCTAACCCCATCCGCGCAGCGCGCGAAGCAACCGAACAAGGAGTGAGAGACCATGAGCAATGAAGACGCAGTGCCAACCAAGCGGTTTCTCTACAGCGCAGGCATCGAGTCAGCTGCTGGCTGGCAAACTTTTTACATCGATGCGCACACGCGCGAAGAAGCCGACGACCGCGCGGCCAAGCACGATACCGATGGAATCTACGCTGAAGAAGTGTCGGTGGAAGACCTCGGCCGCTTGGTCTTCGATAACGAGACCTCTGTCACCGACTTCGGCGATTATCCGCCGTCCATCGCCCCCACCGCAGAGCAGGCAGAGGGAGTGCGGGTGATCACGGCAGACGACGCCGATATGGTGTGGCCCGACTACGACACCGAGACCTTTCACCATTCGATTGACGAGGCTGTCGAATACGAAGTTGATCAGGCATGGCCCGTCAACGGCGAACTCGAATTGAAGGTGCAACTCGCGAAGCGCATCCCCAACGCGACGATCCGCATCTTCAACATCACCGAGAACGGCCACGATTGGGAGATTGTCGCCGCCCCTGCTGCATCTACCGGGGAGCAGGCATGAGCAAGATCAACACTCACGAGCGTCCTGAGCCGACTTGCCCACACTGCGGCCACGCGATTACCGATGACGAAATGAGCGGAAACCGGTACACGCCTGGCGATGACGGCGACGATCTCTGGGGACTCGCGCCGAAAGAGGAGCGTACCAAGGTCGTCTGCCCGGCTGCGCTGTGTCGTCGGTCGTACTACGTGCGCGGCGGCTACACGCCGAAATATACGTCTGCAATCAATGAGGATGACCTGTGACCGCCCCCACAACCATCGACGGAGCAGCAATGGAAGAACAGTGGAAATTCAACGAGTGGATCTGCGAACTGGCCGAGCCGTTCTGGCTGAAGGACGCGCAGAAGGATGGCGAGTTCTTCGACGCCAACGGCTTCGCCCGCGCCCTGCTATCTGCAAGCAAACCTGCCGCGCCCAAGGTGCAATTGACACCGCGTGAAATCGCAGCGCTTAAGGATCTTAAATTCCTGCTAACACACCCCCACTTTGCAGTGCGGTGCGCGGTTGACGAGGCATGGCCGATTATCAAACGGCTCGCCGCAACCCCTGCCGCCCCCTCGGCGGATGCGCAGGATTGCAAAGACCCCTGCCGGACAATTCTTCGCTCATTGCTTGAATACATCGATAAGGAAGGTCCAGCGGCGCAGCAGTGGCAAGAGATTAGCGATGTCTGCGAACGTGGCTGGCGGGCCTTAGACGGTGATCATCATGCAGCCGATGGCATTTCCTCGGCTGATGCGCAGGACGAGCGCGGGGCGACGGCTATTAGCCTAACTGGCTCACAGTTGCTGGAAGCGCTCAACTTCATTGCACCGGATCGCGCCACCGATCCCGATCAACTCGACGGCGAAGTGACAATTCAGCATGGCGACGGGCATTCTGGGCGCGGTCTTTACTGCTGGCTTGGTGAGTATCCGGAAGAAGGCGCGACGCTCCTCACTGGCGAAATCTCTGCCTACCCATCGGCCCATAAGCTGGACGAACGCGGGGCAGATTGGGAACGCCAGTTAAAGCGCGCAATGGATCTGCTTGACAGGTCATTGGGCGATAGCGATCCCATGATTGATGACGACATGCCACAGGAAGAGATCGAAGCCGAGTATCCCGTCATGTGCGCAATGCAGATTTTGACCGACCTATTCGTCGCTCTGCAATCCCCCTCGCATCCCACCGATGCAGCAGCGCCAGCGCAATCGGTGGCCAAATGATGACGCGCACCATTACTTTGTCTGGCGGCGAAGTCGCACTCGTTGATGACGCCGACTATGCGCTAGTTTCGCAATACACATGGCGGATAAACGAAAAAGGCTACGCGGTTGCGCACATCTGCACAGACGGAAAGAGGTTAAACGTTCGCATGCATCGGCTGATTATGGGTTTGCGAAACGGAGATCACAGGCGCACCGACCATAGAAGCGGAGATCGCTTGGATAACCGGCGCAACAACCTAAGGATTTGCACTGTAGCCGAAAACAACCTCAATGTTGGCGTCAGATCGAATAGCAAATCTGGATACAAAGGTGTTTCTTGGAATAAACAAAGGAATCGCTGGCATAGCAGAATCGGTGCGAATGGAAAGGTAATCCATCTGGGATATTTCGATACGGCAGAGCAGGCCCATGAGGCTTTTGTTAAAGCAGCGCGAGAGCTTCATGGAGAATTTTTCTGCGAACGAAATTTGAAACATGCGACTGATCAAATCGGAGTGCAGTTATGAAATCCTTCGACACTCAACCATCCCCCTCTGCCGTGGTGCTGGACGATGATCGGGCGGCGTTTGATGGATGGTGCAACAGTATTCCCGCCAATCGCTCAATGGGACCGTGGGAGATTTGGCAGGCCGCCCGCGCCGCATCACCGCCAGCCACGGCGACGCAGCCCTGTATCGCGCCAGGCTGTTATCAGTGGGACGGCACGGATTCGTGCACTTGCAAGAAGGCCACGGCGACGCAATCAGCACAGACGGAGCGGGCGCTGACGGATGAGCAGATCATGTTGCTTGCCGACGATGCTGGCATACCTGCCGACGAGACATGTCCCGACACCGTGCTTTTGAAATTCGCTCGCGCCCTCCTGACCGCCGCGCAGCCAGCAAGCACAACCAAAGGAGACCAAGCATGATCGACGAAGCAGCCAGCAGGCAATCCATCCTCGCGACCATGAAGCCTGGTCTCGTGTATTCACCGTACCGGCTCGGCCTCATCCTCGGCACTCATTCCAAGCTGTTGAAGGTGATCGCGCTGAAGCTGGTCGATGAGGGAAAGCTGGCGACGGTCAACTGCCACGGAAAGATGCACTTCATCGTGGCCAACACGCAGCACCTGATGAAGACGAAAGACTCGAAGCGGACTGTTGATCCGACCACCGTCGCGCTGCCGCGCACGCTCTCCCCGCTCGTTGGCGAGCTGACCGGCTACTTCGCCGAGATCAGCCGGCGCGTTGATCTGGCGATGATGGCGAGGCCGCGGTGATTGAGGCGGCGCAGAGGGTTATCGAAACGACGCGCCGCTACTGGGGCGTTACGGGAGGAAAGTCCTGATGGAACCTGCCCTGACCTTGAAGGAAGCCGCCGCACTACTGGGCGTGTCCTATTCCACGGTGTACGCCCACAAGGAAGCGATGGGATTTTTTCAGATCGGCAACCAGTGGCGGATCTGGCCCGACAAGCTGAAATTCGCGACAGAGTACAATCCGGACCGACCGGCGCGGACGGAACCAAGGAGCAAAAAATGTCAATCCGAAAGCGCGAAGGCTCGGACATCTGGCACATCGACATCCGCGTCCCAGGTGTCCCGAGAGTTAGACAATCTACTGGCACTACCGACCGGAAGGAGGCTCAGGAGTATCACGACAAGGTAAAGCGTGACCTGTGGCGTGTTGCAAAGATGGGCGAGCGGCCGGCGTACACGTGGGACGAAGCTGTCGTGAGGATGCTCAATGAATGTTCGCACCTCGCGGACTTCGGGAATCGAAAGATCCATTTCAGGCATTTCCGGAATTTCTTCGCCGGCCGCCAGTTGGCCTCGATCACGCGGGATGAAGTGTTCAACGCCCTGCCCGAGTGGGACCAGCGCCGCAAGACAGAACCGAAAAAGGTCACGCGCGCGACGAAGAACAAATACCTTGCGAGCATGCGGATTCTGTTCAAGCTCGCCGCGGATAAGTGGGAATGGATCGACCGTGCACCGAAGCTCGAAGACCTGAAGGTAGCAAACGGGCGTATCCGGTGGATCACAAAAACGGAAGCGCAGCGGCTGATCGGCGCCATACGGGCAGACTGGATGCGGGATGTCGCGGTGCTCGGGTTCGCCACAGGCCTGCGCCGCGCCAATCTGCTAGGGCTGGAGTGGTCTCAGGTCGACTTGGTGAACCGGCGGGCATGGATTCATCCGGATCAGGCAAAGGCCCGCAAGCCGATCGGCGTTCCGCTGAACGATGATGCGGTCGAGGCGATCCGCCGCTGGATCGGCAGGCACGAGACGAATGTGTTTGTGCGCAACGGCAAGCCAATACCGACGACGAGCTGGTGTAGCGCTCAGTGGGACCGGCAGTGCGAGCGGGCGGGAATCCTGAACTTCAGGTTCCACGATGTGCGCCACACCTGGGCAAGCTGGCACGTTCAGGCAGGCACACCGCTGAATCGGCTGATGGAATTGGGAGGATGGGCGAAGTATGAACACGTTCTCCGGTACGCTCACCTTGCACCGGATCATCTGGCAGAACACGCCAACATGGTCACGATTTGGGCACAACCGGACGCGGAGAACGTGCAAACCCTTGCTGCGTAAGCCTCTGCCAAGGCTTACTTTCACTAGGGACACGACAAGGAAGGTCTAGGATTTAAGTAGTAACAGGTTGATTTATAACGCAAATGTCTTGCGCCGGTCAGCTACGGGACTTTGCCAGTTTGCAGCATTTTCGGCCCTTTTCGCCTCGTATTGTATAGATGTGGACACGATCTGGGCACAAGAGGACAAAGCCGCCCGAAGGCGGCTTTTTCATTGGGGCGTCGGATGCGCTGGTGCCGCGGTGACCGTCCCCGGCGATGTGGCGAAATCGGCGACCTTGGCGTTAGTCACGCTCGCCTCGCGGGTCATCCCGAACCAGAAACCGGTCACCTGCGACGACTCCTTCAGGAAGTACATGACAAGGCCGCCGGCGGTCGCCGCGATGACCGGATCGCGCAGCGTGCCGTCTGCGAACCCGAGCAGCACAATGAACACCACGGCGATAGTCGCGGTCACGATCGCCAGACTGAGCAGCGGGCGCATGAAATCCTTAGGCTGCTGCGCGGCCAGTTTCCGGGCGCTGTCGCGGTCGGCGGCTTCCGCCTGATACTGCGCGGTGCGCTGCGCATCGGCGGCCGTCTGAGCGGCTAATTCAGCCTGCTTCTGCTGGAGCGCAACCTGCGCGAGCGTCGCCTGATTCGTCAACTCCGCTTCGCGCAGCTTTTCGAGCAGCGTCGGATCGGCGGCGATCGCAGCCGCTGCGGCGTCAGGGTCATCTGCCGGCGTCCCGGTCACCGACGAGATGATGGCGCCCACAGCGCCGCCGGCAATCGTTCCGATCGGGCCAAGAGCCGAGCCAAGCAGCGGTGCCGCTTTGGCGATGATGGGTGCGAGGTCGGACCATTTCATGCGGTTGCTCCCAGTGCGCGATTGATCTGCCAGCCGTATTCGAACGCCTCCTGGCTGGGATTTGCTTCGGCGATCTCGATGTAACGCACTGACTGCTGCGATGCGACCATGCCGAGCAGTACGCGATGACCGTCCGCGCCGCGCATCGCATAGAACGATTGCAGCGCGGTCAGCGTCATCGGGCCGATGCCACCGTCTACCGTGATGTCCGGGAAGGCCTTGGCCTGCTGATTGAGCACGTTCAGCGCGCGCTGCAAAAACTTGATGCCGGTGGCCGGGCCCATATTCACGCCAATGTCGAGCAGCTTCGCAGCGAGCGTCGCGTCGATTGAGTTGACCTGATCGAAGCGCGGCTGCGTCCAATAGCGCGTACGGTAGATGTCGAGCGCCGTGCTGCGCGGCATGTCCTTCATCGCGCCGGTGTAACCGTAGGCGCGCGCGGTCGCGACGGTGATGCCCCAGACCGTCTCGCCGCCGCGGTCGGCCGGGTTGTTCGAATAGCCGCCTTCGAGGCCGACGATCGTGTTGATGTAGTCGTCCGGAACCATGGTCACTTGCTCCCCTTGCTGTCTACGTTGTTGGCGCGGAACTCCAGCACCGTCAGCCGGTTGTCGGTCTTGCGCATCTCGGCGCCGACATCGGCCTGGTAGTGGCTCAGCGATTCGTCGCGCGCGGCCTTGGCCCTCTGGATGTCATCCATCCACGGATGCCACTGGGAGTAGACGACGCCGAGCACCGCGAATCCGGCGGTAGAGACTGAGCCCCACAGCCGCCATGACTTGCGCGCCGCGCTCGCGTTGATCTTCAACGGCTCCAGCTCGTCGCGCCGCAGATCTTCAATCGCCTTGCTGATGTTGTCGGTCTTCGACAGTGCGACTTCGGCCTTCCGGTCCACGCTGACGACGTCCCGCTCGACGCCAGCAAGGCGACTATTGACGACGTGCATCGCGTCGACCTTGCCCTTCATTTCCTTGATGTCGTCCAGCACGGCACTCACGCGCTCCGAGAGCACCTGGACGGATACGTCCGAGACCATGTTTTCACCCATCCTTTCCCCCGGCTATCTGCGCCCGCTACGCGGGTCATTTCGTGTCATGACGTCGGATATTCCGTGCTCCACGTGATCCCCGCGAGCGTCACCTTTTGCCCCGAATCGTCTGCCGCGCTCACATAGATGCCGCCTGCCTGCGTGACGCGCACCGTCGCCTTCTTCCCTGCCGAGTTCGATACGACAAAATCGGTGTTATCGGTCGGCTCGAAGCGCGTTCCCAGGCCGCTCGCGAGAATCGATGAGGTCGTACCGACTGTGTAGCCGGTAACGGAACCTTCGAGCATCGCGAGGCCTCGCTGATCGTCATACACAATGCGCGGCGTCCCATCTGCGCCAGCCGATACGCCGGACGCGAGCGTGAGCGTGCGCTTGAATAGCAGGTCGGTGGTCAGCAGCAGCAGATCAGCAGGCGATGTGGTGAAGACATCGTCATAGCTATCCGTCGTCGTGAGCGTCGTTTTCCAGTAGCTGTTGCCCTTAAAGACGAACCGCGCGCTCGCGGCGGGCGTCCCGGTAACGACAATCGGCGCAACCGCTGTCGCGCCGCTGGCAGTGAGACCCGAGAAGTCGAACTTGTTTGCCTGAAACAGCATCGTGAGAGGCAGAGCCATCGTGTCCCACGCGCTAATACTCGTGACACGCACGAGGCTGACGCCCGTTCCCTTGAACACATTGGACGAGAACGTGAAGTCGCTCACGGTGTATGCGCTACCCAGGGTCTGCGACCGGTTCTCGACGCCACATGCATAGCCGGCTAGGTTCGTGCCGGGATTCAGGGATGTGTACACGTAGTTCGTGCACTCGAACGTGTTGCCGGTGACCTGCACGCCACCGGCCGGCGAGAACAGGAACGGTCGCACGACGCCTGCAACACGGTTTCCAACGACTGTTACGTCATGCATCGGGCCGTAGCAGATGATCCCGCGGAACACCTTACCGGCGCCATTCAGCACGTTCCCGACCACCGAGATATTCCGGTACAGGCCGGAGCCGGTATCAAGGCCGAGCGGCAGCATTTCCGAGCGGTTCGCGAACCAGTATTCGCGGTTGTAGTCGTCAGTCTGTCCGTCGATCCACGACTTGAAGCGGTTAGCGTCCCAGCGCAGCCGGTTGAAGCCGACGACGCCGTTCTCGACGTTGCGGTACATCTTGATGTACGAGTGCGCCGCCGAGACGACATCGTTGTTGAGTACGCTGAAATTGCGTGCACCGACGATCGCCAGATTGTTGCTGTTGCAATACGTGATCTTGTTGCGCTCGATCACGAGCCCATCGATACCGATCAGGTCCGATGGGTCCTGCGTTGCTCCGGAAATCTTGCGCTGATCCTCGCCATACGCGAGGATGCCGCCCCAGCCGCAATACGACACGTCGCAGTCGATTACCTTGACGTTGTACTGCATGACTTGCGTATCGGCAGTCGTCGTCGTGGTGTCGTTACCGATGCGGATGCCGGCGTAGCCCAAGCGGTACGTGGCGTTGATATCGGAGCCGTCCTGATACACCTTCGTCGAGCCGTTCAGCAGGTAGTTGTTAAAGCCGTTCCCGTCGACGCGCAGGCCACGCACGCTGCAATTCGAGCCGATCAGCACCACCGCGCCGGTCGTCAGGCCGAGGCCATTCGCCTTCGTGAACATGGCACTGTTGCGCGCCTGCGGTGTATCGTGGCCGACCACGCGAAGCAGGAACCCCGCATCGGCTTCGAGGTGGATGTTGCTGGGGATATACAGCGGGTTATCGAGCAAGCCCGTGCCGCGGCGGCAACGGATTGTGCAGCCACCGAGCATGGACAGGACGCCGAATGCGGCGTTGAGCACGCCGTCGATGATTGTCTCGCCATCGAGCACGACGCCGTCGATATCGGCAATGTCGATCGTGTCGCTGTTCTTGTCGTGCTGCGTGCGCGCGGCGGCACCGTCGAACGCCTGCTTTACCGCGATCATCGCATCACCGTGCGTGACGTCGGCAGGATCGGCCAGATTCGCAACGAACGCATTGAACGCGGTTTCGAGGTCTTCGACCTGCTTCGAAAACTCGGTGATCTCCTGATCCCAGATCGTGATGCCGAGCGCGTCCTTGACGACCTGACGGTATGAGCCTTCGCCCCAGATCACCGCCTCTCCGCGCGCGTCGAGCACGACCGGATTGGTGTTCGGGATCGTCATGGCCTCGTCTTGCCACGTGTCCTTTTTCGTCTCGGTGTCGGGCAGGTAGAAGTAGACCTTGCCGCCGACGAGCGGCCGGCCCAGCAGGTTGAAGAATTGAGTCTTGCCCTTTGGCAGGATGGAAGCCATGGTCTAATATCCCCGAATCGAAAAGGCGAAAAACATGGACAAGCTCTGGCACTGGATCGTCGCGGACGTCACTTCGCAGCGTTTTATCGTTGGCGTCATTACGGCTTTCATCTGGTCGGCGCTCCTAACGCTGGCGGCCCGGCTGGGCGGCAACAGCCCCGCCCGCTGGCGCAAGAACTGGGAGAAGCGCGTTCAGGCTCCCTTTGACGCCAGGGTTCGCGGCAGCGCGTACATTCGCAGCGAGCGCCTCGGCGGCCGCTCTCTCGTTAAGGAACTGGTCAAGCGAGTTACGCGCTAGATTGATCCCCGGCAGCGAGCCAACTTTCCCACTCATCTGGCTCAACAGATTCATCACTGCGGCGCCCGTATTCGAGTTGTTCACCGCCGACCCCGCCGGCTGCGCCTGAACATTGGCCGCCACTCTTCCGATCTGCCGCAACCGCGCGACCTGTTCCGCAGGAAACAGCGCGTTCAGCTTCGCGTCGCCCAGCGAGTTCAACGCCTTGTTGAATGCGGACTGGCTGAACGTCCCGATCTCATCGCTTGCCCCGTTGAGCGCCTTCTGCTTCAGGTAGTCGACCACCTGTGAGCGCAACTGCGCGCCTTGGTCAGGTACGAGACCGAGCAGAGAATTCACGTCGCCGACATTGCCGTTCAGCACATAGCGCTTGAAGAAATTGTCGGGCACTGCGTCGCCGTTCACGACTGCGCGCAATGCCGGATTCGCATCGATGGTGCCGAAACGCTGCGCGGCTGCGGCGCGCGCCTGATTGAATGCATCAACGGCCTCGGCGCCTGGCGAACTCGGCCCGCGCGCGGCGGCCTGCGCGGCGGTGACGACCTGATTGCCGCCCGCCGGCGCGGCCGCATCCAACGGCTCAGCACTCTCCAACGCATTGCGTACGACGCCGAGCGCGTGGCGCTCGTTGCCGTCCGTCGACGATCGGATCGCGCGCGAGAGCTGGGTCTTGAACTGCTCCGACACGCCGACCGTAAGCGGGATATTTCCCGACGAAATATCGTTCATCGTCGAGCGCGCCCATTCCGGCAGATGCGCATGAGCAAGGTCGGAATCTAGCGTCGTATTCGCCTGTTCTGCGAAGCGCGCGCCGTTCAGCGGAATGTCGCCACCATTCAGATCACGCGCGCGCTGGTACAGCGAACTGACATTGGCCTGCGTCGCGGCGTCGCGCGCGGCAAGCGCATCGATCGTCGACTGACCGGCGTTGAACTCGCCCGGCGCGCGTGCAGCGCCCTGGTCGTTCAGTGCGCCGATGAGGCCGCGATTCTGGTCCGCATAGCGCTGCATTAGCGGCTCGCCGGCTCCCTGCACGCCGCGCAGGTTCTTCTCGGCAGTGAATTGCGCGGGATCGCGTGTTGCCTGCCCCAGCGTCAGGCCGTTCGGACCAAGCACGGCCTCGCCTTCTGCCCGGCGCAGCAGCGCGGCGACATCCGGCGTTGCGCGGCTCGACAGCGCTTCCGTGACCTGCTGGCGTGCGCCGTTGAGGATCGATTGCGGAATCGCCGACAGGTCGATGCCCTGTTCCTGAGCCGCGCGCTGGAGAATGTCGTCCGCGCTGATGCGCGAGGCGGCCTGTGTCGACGGCAGATTCGCGCGCACCGCCGTGACGATGCTGTTTGCGCCATTCACAAGTTTGTCGACCACCGCGCTCGCGCCTGCACCCAATGCGCCGCCGGCTGCACCACCGATCGCGCCGGCTGCGCCGCGCTGCGCGAGTGTGCCGAGTGTGTCGCCTTGGTGCACCGGTTGAAGGTCGCCTGTCACGGCGCCAGCGATCGCACCGCGCCCGATTGCCGCCGGGATCGAGCGCGCGCCGGCCATGATAGGACCGCCGATCATATTCACCGGGTTCGCTACGGCGCCCGCGATGTCGTTGACCGTCTGTTCCGTGCCGTTGGCCGGCGCTGGCGTTACCGCGTCGACGCCGCGCCGGATGAGCGTGTCCACGTCCTGAAGCTGCGGATCGTGGCCGATTGCCCTGCCAGCGGCATTGATCGCGGCATTGATGGGGTTGCCGACCAGGCCGGCCGCATCTGCGATACCGTGCCCTACCGCGCGTGCTGTGAGCCCGAGTTGATGCCCGACCTGATCAAGGATCGGGGGGCTGCTCGGCGCCTGCGGCGCGGCGCCCTGACGACGGGACGCCAATGCGGCGAGCAGATCATCATCGCTGATGCCAGACAGCTCCTGCGGCGTGGCCGCGTTCGCGGTGCCGGAAATAGCGCTTGCAACCGCGTTGCCGACGCGCGCGAACAGGCTGGGATTCTGCTGCGCGACGCGTTGAACCGTCTGCGCCGTCGCGGCAAGCTTCTGGCCGTATTGCGGATCTTCGGCATAGCCGCGCAGGCCGGCGGCGAACTTAGACACGTCGGAGCCAGCACCGACGACACCCGGATATTTGCGGCTCAGCAGCGATGCCTGATCAGCGGCGAACGCATCCGGCGACGAATACGCGCGGTAGTTGTCATTCGACCCGGTCGCGTTGTCGCGCGCCGCGACGCCACCTCCGGAAAAATCCTTGATGTTGCCTAGGTTGTTCGTACCGGGGATGACGGATTTGCCCCACCCGGTTTCGAGGCCCCATTGCGCAAGCAGCAGGTTCGGATCAACGCCGAGTTGCTGGCCGGTCGCCGCGGCGGTGCCCGCATGCTGAGCGACAAACGCAGCGGGCGTGTGAGCGGCGGCCGGCGCCGGGCCAATAGAGGAAAGCAGAGCGTCGTCAGAAAGTGAGCTGAGATCGGCCATTTAATGCCCCATCGCCTGAAGGCGCGCCGCAAGCGCGGGATTCGACGCGGCGCGCCGGCGCAGCTCTGCGAGCGCGGCGTCCGGCGCGACCGGTGCTGTCGGCTGCGATTGCGCGGTCGCGGCCGGCTGCTGCTGACCGCTGCGCGGCTGCTGCGAATAGTCCTGATTCGCCGACGAGATGATCCCCGGAATCAGCGATGCGCCCGGTCCGGCCTGCGCCTTCAGACCTTCGATAGCGAGATCGCGCGCGCGGGCCTTCTGCTCGATCGTCGCCGCGCTATCGCCAGGCTGCGGGAAGTACTTTTTCCCCTCATTGGCGTATTCCTCATTCGAGATAGCGGCGCCCGACTCTTTGCGCAGGACTGCGGAAACGAAGTTGCGCTGCGCTTGCTCATAGCTCTGTTGCTGGTCGCTAGGCGCGATGGTGCTTTGGGCGAGACCTCCGACAAGCGGCAATCCTGCCGTGCTGCGCACAGCGCCACCCAGTGCGCCACCGATTACGGGGATAGCGTCAAGGCCACCCGCCAGCCGTCCACCATTCGTTACACCGCTGGCCTCCAGTTGCCGTAGCGTGCTCTGCGCGTCGAGAGCGCGCGCGCCGAACGCGACGGCGTTGCCCTGATCCTGCGTGAGCTTTTGCGAGCCGCTGATGCCCGGAATCTGCATCGTCTGGCCGGTCGCCTTGTTGACGACGACACCGTTGGTCGCGTCATAGTCGAGCGCGCGCAGATTCTGGCCGCGCGTCTCGGTGGCCGCCGTCAAATCCTGGCCGCGCGTCGTCGACGCTTCGGTCGCCGCGTTGTGACGCTGCGTCTCGCCGAATTGCGCCTGCTGCAACTGCTGGTCGAGCGCCTTGTTGTGCTGATCGAGTTGCTGCACGACCGTTAGCGCTTCGCGCTGCTTCTGCGCGACAAGCTGCGGGTCATATTGCGCAGGCATATTCGCCACCGCGTCTTGACCAAGATGCGTTGCAGCCCAATTGCGCGCGGCATCGTAGCTCGTCTGATCGGTGACGCCATTCAACACCTGACCGATTGCACCGACCTGTTGCAGGGCGTTTTCCACCTTCGCTTTCTGCTGGCCGAGTTGTGCCGTCTGCGCCTCTGTGAGTTGCTTCGAGAGCGCAGGGATCGCCGAGCCTGCGCCAGCGCTCGCAACGTTCGACAGGATGCCACTCGAATTGAGCGAGCCATCGGCATTGACCGCACCGGGAGCCTTGAACGCGTTGTTCAGCGCATCGGACTGCGTTTGTTCGCGCTGACTCTTTTGAATGGCGAGCCCGTATAGCTGGTTTTGCTGCTGGGCATTCTGAAGCGCGGCGACGTTCGCATAGGCCGTGAGCGGGTTTTGAATCTGCGCAGGCTGAACCTGCAGGGCGATATTCGGATCGAGCGCCATTACATCGTCCCCCATGCGTCAGTTGCGGCGGTACCGGTGCCCTTTTTCATCAGACTGCTGAGCAAAAGCGAATTTGTGCCGCCGTTGACGGCCGTCGAAATTCCGTTCGAGATTGCGTTTGCTGAGCCGACCGTTCCTGCGGCCGACGCCGCCGCGCCGGACGTGAGCGTATTCGCGATACCCTGCGTCGCCTGCGCACCGAGAGAGCCCGTCATCGCTGCCGCGTTTTGCCCAGTGCCCACGATGCCGAGCAGTCGATTCACATTGTTCGATGCGGTCGTCTGATTCGTGTTGTAGGCGCTCAACGCGCGGTTATAGACGTCGTTGTAGGTCGAGTCGGCAAGGCCAGTCGCGTAGCTTTCCGCGCCCTTGATCGCGGCTCCGGACGATCCGAGTCCGCGCGCTGACGCACTGTTCTGAGCCGCCTTCAGGCCTTGGTCGAGCGTGAATCCATATCCCGGAGTTGACTGCGCCTGCGTGAGCGTCGGTGCAGTGAATGTCGAAGTCAGCAGCGGATTCGCAAGCGCGGTGTTCAGTTGCGGGATGGCATTTGAGCCAAGATCCCGATAGGGCTGAAGATCAGTGCGCGTCTGGTCGTACTGCTGTTGCTGCAACTGCGCCGAATTGTTCGCGGCATCCGCCTGAGTCTGGGCCGCGTCTTTTGATGCACTTGCGCCGATCGCGCTCGAAGCAACACCACCGACTACAGCCGCCCCCGCTACACCCACTGCGATCCATGACATGATCAATCCCCCTTCAGCTTTTGCACGTCTGCAGACGGCAGTTCTTCGAATGTCGGCGAGATCAATTCAGCCTCAAGCTTGTCGAGGTCAGTTTCATTGCTCGCGTGAACCGTCGTCCACACCGTGTCTTCATGGGCATATCCCGCGCGCTTTGTACCAGCGCTCGCGACGAAGGTGAACGGCGCTTTTATCCGCTTCATGCCTTCGTCGGTCAGGACGGTGATGTCGCCCTTCGAAACGATGTTGATGTGATCGGTCCTGTGAATCTTCCCTGTAACAAGCGATCCTGCCGGGATGAACACCTCGCGGGCATAAATACCCGGCGCAAAGTGATGCGTAGTCTCGATCTCGATCTGGGGATGCTTGCGCATCTCATCTTCGAGTCGCACCACCTTCTCACGCATCGCCTCTGCGCCGCCCGCATCCGACGCTTCCACGACTGCGGCAATCGGATTCAACTCATTCATTGCACGTTCTCCGCGCCCGAGATCGTGAGCGTGACGCCGTCGCCAACCGCGAAAATCTGCATGCCCGCTTGCAGCTTGTGTCCGATCAGATCGGGCAGCGGCCTGGAGAGGCCAGCCGGGACATTCACCGTCGTAACCGTCGTCGCATCAGCGGCCGCGCCAGACACCGGCACGATGTAGACCTTCACCGCTGCGACGCTGCCTGTCGAATTGAAGGCGGATGCCTGATGGATCGCTGCTGCAGTAGCTGCATCGGCCGTATAGACGGAAGTCGCCGAAGCCGTGAGCACCGTCTGACAGAGTTGTTTCCACGTGATCATCGATTTCCCCTAGTAGTAAGCGACTTTGCGGTCAGTGCCGCCGATCCGAACCGTTGCGTAACCGGTTGGCGTGGCCGGCAATGCGCCAGCGCCGCCAGCGCTCGGCGCCGTCGTTGTCGTGGCCGGCGCGATCGAAATTCCGGTGGTGCACTGAATTTTGTTGCCCGATCCGTCATCGGTGGCAGAGCCGATCTGCATCGTCCCGGCGAAATAGTTCGCGGCCGTGCCATCGGCATAGATATTCCATTTGTTCGTGCCGCTCGCGACCTTCATCCGGAAGCCGGCAATACGGCCGGTAGCGGTGCTGAAGTTCGACGCGATGAACTGCTCGAAATTGGTGATGCTCGCGCCCGCGCCGACTGTCGGCGGACTGCTGAGGAAGCCGTACACGTTTCCGGCGACGAACGACGTAGACTTCAGGCGCGGCGCCGCGAGGTATGTGTAGCAACTGCCTGTCGCGGAGCCGTTGAATTCGGGCGTGGACTGCACGCCGTATTGCGATGTGCCTGCACCGCCCAGTGCGCCCGCGACATACAACGCCGTGTTGGTGTTGCCTGCATCGCCCACAGCGACAGCGCCGGTCAACGTCGGCGAAGCGCTCGGCGCGGCGCCACTCACATCGGCAACTTCGAGCGTCACATCGCCGTCACGTCCCGCAACCGAGGTCACGGCGTCGACCTGACGCGGCATGCCGCCAGACGCGAGCGCTTCGATATCGTCAAGTCGCGTGTCGGTCGCGCCGCGTGCACCGGCCATGCCGCTCTGTGATTCGAGACGCTCAATCCGTTCGAGCAACGCTGCCATCTGGCTCGCGTCGCCCGCCTCACCGAATTCGTCACGCGGCTGCGACGCCGCGGCAAGCATCTGCGCGGTCTGCGCCTCGATCTGCGCGATCATTTCCATCAGCGCGCCGAGCGATGCGCCACCCGGCGGTACAGCCTCGACTTCAGCTTCGAGCGATCCAACCGACGAGAGCAGCCCATCAATTGCCTGCTGGATCGCGGTCGGATCGAACCCGGCTTCCGCGCCGGTCCGGCGGAAAAGCGCGACGAAGAAATCCATCCACACGCGCGAGAACTGATTGTTCGGACCGAGCGGCGCGGCCAGATTCGAGGGGAACGGAGTGCTGTTTTTCGCGTCCATCACCCACCTACCTGCGGACTGACGTACGCGCCATTCAGCGCGGTTTTCACATCGGCGGACCACGATGCCTCGAAAACGCGCTCACGCGACCGCCCGCACCGGTTGAACTGCACGAGGTGATCGAACTCACCGCGCGCGCCGATGCCGCGCGACACTGCGTTGCCCCATGTGCGACCGCGCGTGTCCGACCAGCGCAGCCGGACTTGCGGCTCGTCCTGATCGACCGGGATCTCGCCGACTTCCATGTCAAGCAGGAAGCGATCGAGGAAAATTCGGCTCTTCTCGCTGGACAGCGCCGGCCATGACCGAATGCGAAGCAATGCGGCGCCCGCGTCGCTATGGGCGTCTGGCGTCATCTCGTACAGGTCGCCGGTCTCCCAATCGCCGACGAGTTGCATGCGATTCCACTGCGCGAAACAGTTGCCGCGGTGGCGGTGCAATGCGCCCGTGTCATCGAGCCACAGACGCTCGTGCCATTGTCCCGTCGCGATGTCATAAGACCAGGTTTTGTCGGCGGTCGGGAACGTGAGCACGTAGAACGCATGCCCGTCGCGCTGATAGCAGTAGCCGATCGCGTCGTCGATGCACGCGTAGCCCTTGATCTCGACTTCCATCGCATGCGTCGAGATCCGCTGCGCGGTCATCTGGTTGTTTCGGAAAATCATCCCCTCGCCGTCCGCACCGTCAGACAGCCAGAAAATGACGGTATCGATCGTCGCGACCGATGCTGCCGATGCGCATCCCTGCTGGATGAACACGCCGGGATAACGCTGGAATGCGAAGTCCGCGGCGCCGGATTCGGCCCAGACCTCAGTCGAGCGCTCGCCGAAGAGCCAGATCGTATGATTGACGACAGCCGACGCGACGAGCTTGTCGGGCGCGCCGTTCTTCGACGCAATGTCAAGCGGATCGAAGGTCACCGCCAGCGCGCCGCTGATGTAGAACTGGCGCGTGTCCGGCTGATTGAAGATCAGGAAGTCGTCGAGCACAGACACGCGCGGCGAACCATAGAACGCCGGATCGTTGATCGGTGCGAACGCATGCGTTTTGAGGTCGACCGTGTAGCCGTTCTTCGTGCCATCGACCACCACCAGCGTGAGGCTGTTGTCGACCATCGACACCGGACCGCTCGCGCTCGACAGCGAGCCGATCAGGTTGAACGACCAGTCTGTGCCGACGCGATACAGCGCCGTCGCGACCACCGCATACAGTTCGCCATTCGTCGCCGGGTAGAGCCCGCGGAAACCCTTCAGGGGTGCCGTCGCACGCTTGATTAAGCCCGGCGTCGGATAATGCGTCGTCGGAAACTCGGAATCTGCCGGATTCGATTCGGGGTACAGGTTGACGCAGCGCTGCGCACTCGCAATCACGCTGCGTGCCTCATATGCGCCGGTGAGCAGAGGGAGCTTCATACCGGCCACCCGCGCCCATAGCGCCAGCCGTAATCGCTACCACTCGGCCAGCCTTCCCAGCGCGCGTTACGCACAACCATGACGCCCCATGCGAGAGTCGTGCGCTTGCTGTCCGCACCGTCCATGAAGATGCGATATGGAAGCCGCCCGTTCGCACCGCTCGTGTTGTCAGGCACGAAGACGAACGATGTTTCAGCCGCGCCGGGCGCCGTGACCGTTAGCGAGGGGTAGACGCAATCCGCGACCTTCAGCGTGAGCGTCGCGCCGGTGAGATCGACCGGATCGCTGCCGTCGTCCACGTCACTCGCGTAGACGTCGAGCAGCACGCGGAAATCATCGCCCGCAGCAACCTGAAAATCACGTTGCTGTGCAGGCTGATCGAGCGCGACCGAAAACTTGACGTCCATCAGAAATACTCCGTTCGCACGGCTTGACCCGTTCCCGGCGTCGCCACAAGCGCGGTAATCTCGCGCTCACCCCACGTCCACCACAATGTTTCAACCGGCGCGCCAAACGCATCACCGGCCAGAAATGCCGCCATGAACACGTAGGGCTCTTCAGCGGCTTCTGGCAGGTCGTTGATCGTCCAGCGCACGCGCTCGTCCTTGCGGATCGATGCATGCGCCGCGCACACCTTCTGTTCAGCTATCTGCTGATCCTCGGCGCTTGCTGTTTGCCCCTCGCCCAGCACCTTCAGCTTTTGCAGCACCCGTTTCGCCAGTTCCGGCACCGTCGTCGCCATTCGCTTCCCCTTCGGCCGGCTTCGTCTGCCCGGCGATTTGCGCTTCCAGTTCCGCGATGCGCTCCTGTGCGGCGACCAGTTGATCGCCGCGCTCGCGATACGCCGCGATCAGTTCTTCGCGATCCTGTGCCAGCTCGGCGAAATCCAGGCGCAACATCGCGAGTTCGTCACCCGCTGGCGCATCGAGCACCGGTTCCGGCAGTGGCGGCAGCTCGTCGACCTCGAAATGCGCGTTGCGGCTCAGCTTGCGGGCCGGCGCTTCGTCCATCTCGACCCACTCGCCGAGCGGCAGCGCCACGCCCATGAATTCGGTTCCGTCGCGGTGCTCGCGCACCTGATTCGGGTCCCCGATAAATCTCACCTTTGCCACGTCAATCTCCTGAAAACGGGGCGTCGTGCTGACCGCCCCGCGTCGGATCAGCCGAACGCCGGCAGGAAGAACACCGTCAGCGTCACCGTGCCCGTCGTCGCGCCCGTTGCCGGGGCAGCGTGGACCGTCACGTCGATGGTGTCGTTCGATTCCAGCGTGAGCGGCTGTGCCGTTACTGCGCTGGCACGTGCGATACCACCGGCCTGACCGATCGTCGAAGCGGCAATGAAATAGTCCGCATCACCGCCGTAACCGACGTCGAGCGTGATCGTCGGCGTGCCGTTGGTGTCGAGGTCCGTCGTCACCAGCATGACGTCGACGACCGTCGAGCCAGCCTGCAACATCGGGCCTTGCAGCACGTCGTTCAGAGCCAGTGCCGCGGCGAGCGAATAGCTCACGGTGGCGCACTTCAGGCTCTTCGCGTCGCCGACACCGGCCGCAGCCGCCGCGCGGCCCTGCGGGTTCGTCATCACATGCGTTGCCATGTCGTTTTCTCCTTAAGCGTCGGCGACAGCGGCGGCGTACACCGTCACGACGCCGTGTTGCACGAGGTTGTCGGTGTCGTCCGGACCGCGACCGAACAGCAGCTTTTCGATGCCGCGGATTTCCTGCACGCCGACGCCCGAGCGGAAGCCGTAGTCGCGGACGTTGGTCGTCGACTTGGTGCGCTGCGCCCATGCCACGCCGACCGCCTGCGCGCCGCAGAGGAAGTTCGCGCCGACCTGGATACCGCCCGCGCCGACGCCCGGCAGGAACGGAATTTCCGGGATTTCGCGGATGATCACGCCGTCCCACTGCAACGAGCCTCCGGTGAACAGCGGGTTGTTCGACAGGGCGCCGGACTCTCGCGGGCGTGCCGTGCGGTTCGCGTTGACCATCGCCGGATCGGTGCTCAGATCGCGGAAGGCGAGCGAGTTCGCGAACATCACGAACCACTCTTCATCCTCGGCGAGGCGGATCGGCTTGATCGCGGGCGATGCGAGCTGCGCGCGACGCTTCGCGAGGCTGACCATGTCGCAGGTCAGCTTGTCGGCCGTGTTGTCGATGTTCGCCAGCGAAGCCGAATGGTCGTTGCCGCTGTTGTTGCCGATCGCAGCGCCAAAGAGCACGCGGTCTGCGTTGTCGGCGAGCCATGCGTCCTTCGCCGCTTCGCTCGCGCTGCCATACGACACGCCGTTGATCGAATAGAGCGCGTCGATCGTGCCGTCGCGCATCTTTTCCATCGCCCACAGCTTCAGCGCCATGCGGCCAGCGTTGCGCAGGTCGATCGCGGACTTCTGGTCGTCCCAGTCGGTGACCACGACCGCATTACGCAGCGGATTGACCTGCACCGCCATCGAGCGCGAGTCGAGTTCTTCTTCGTTGCCTTCCAGCACCTGATTGCCGGTCACGCCGTCGCCGCGCAGCTTGCGCACGTTCGCGAAGGTGACGCGGTCGCCCGGCTTGCGGGTCAGGTCGTCTTTCAGTTGAATCACCGCGTTCTCGTCGGTGCCCATGTAGCGCCGGAAGCGCGAGTCACGGACATATTCCATGAAGAACTGGTCGTCCCATTGCTGGGGAGTAAGCCCTGCGCGGGCGAGAGTCTCAGCCATTTTTCAGCCTCATCGTTTGAGAATGTCGTTCAGCGCTGTCGGCCCGGTCCACACCGGAGCGGTGCGCGGTGCGGCGGATCGTGCAGTCGCCAGGGATGCGGGAATCGCGGGCTTCGCGGCCACTTGCGCGGCTGCTGCGGCGGGTTGCTGTTCGGATGTGGCGGCCTGAGCGCCCTTCAACTCGGCTTCGATCTCGGCGCGGACTCGCTCGCGGTATGCGGCCGGGTCTTCGCCAATCTCATTCATTGCCTGAATGCGCTGCGCCTGCTTGTACATCCACTCATACGGATGACGTTGCTGAAGCAGTTCGGCACCCAGCGCCGGGTTTTTGGATGCGGCTTCCTGAAAGACCTTGAGCTTGTCGTCGACGTCTTCGTGCTTCTCGCGCAGAAGCATTTCGGACGTGTTGAGTCGCTCATTGAGCAGGCGCATATCGAAGTCCATCTCGACCGGCTGCTGCTGTTGCCCCTGCGTTTGCTGCGGCTGCGCACGCAGATGCTTTAGCTCTTCCTCGAAGCGGATCGCCTTTTCCTTCCAGTCCTGCCGGTTCTTCCGTTCCTCTTCCAGCGCTTTCAGGGGGACAGTCGTTCCGGATTCGGGTGCCGGCGTCGCACCTGTTGCGGTCGCATCCGTTGCAGCACCTTCAGCCGCGCCCGTTAGCGTCTGCTGTTCGCCCGCATGGCTCGCTTCGCCGCTGGATGCCTCTGCCGTTTGCGTCTGCTCGACCTGCTGCGTCTGCGTCTCGGCGGCTTCCTGCGTGTTCGCTCCACCACTCAGAATCACGTCCAATGCCGTTCCCATTACTCGCTCTCCAACACGCCCGATTCGACCCGGCGGCAGTCTTTACGCCCGTTGCCCGGCGGCGGCTGATGCAAAACCTATGCGGCGCCCTGGTAGTCGGACACCTGCGCGGGCCGCTGCGCGTCCGCGATGTTCTTGATCGCAACGGACTGCGCCTGTCCGGCCTGCGCGTTGAGCTTGTGGATCTCGGCGGCCTGCTTGAGCTGGTCGAGCGTCGTCGGACCCTGCGGCGCGGCCGGCGCGCTCTGCTGCTGCGGCTGCTGGGCCTCGGCCATCGTCTTGACAGCCTGCGCCTGCGACTTCGCAGCGTCCGCCTGCGTCTTCTGTATGTCGGCCTGTGCCTGCGCCTGCTCGGTCTGCGCGGCGGCTTGCTGGGCTTGCGCCTGCCCCTGCTGCGACTGCTCCAGCATCTCGATCAGCTTGTCCTTGTTGCGCAGGCTCGACGCTTCGATCAGCACGGCCGGCGGGAACGGCACGCCGCTTTGCGCAAGCTGCGCGATTTGCTGGAACTGCTCGGCCTGAATGTTCGCGACGTCCGGACCTTCTTCGATCGTGATGTCCACGTCGAGGCCGCCGATGTCGTTGTCCACGCCGACGACCTGCTGAAGGCGCGGATCGTTAGGCTGCAGTTGGAGCTTCTGGGCCATCTGCGCGGCTTCCTGCGGATCGAGTCGGGAAAGCGCCTGCTCAAGCGTCACCGGCTGATTCAAACCGACCCATTTCGCGTTGCGCTCGTCATCCGTGACGCGAATCCACTTCGGGCCATCCCAGAACTGACGGATGCGCAGCCAGGAGGCTTCCATCACGTCTTTCGTCCACTGCCGCAGGTCATCGACGATCGGCTCGACCTCGATTGCGCCGCCGGCCTGCTGCGCCTGAATGGCGCGGCCGGACTGAATGCGCGGGTCCTTGCCGGCCATCGCCGCATTGGGGCCGCTCGCCTGCATTTCGGCCGTCGCGTGCTGGAGCAATGCCATCTGCGATTGCGCCATGTCGCCAGTGGGCAGTACGCCGAAATCCTGATTGAGCTTGCCGCCGGCCTCGACCTCAACGTGACCGTCCGGCTTCGCGAGTTCGCGCTTGGCCTTGTCGACGTCGGCGATTGCCTGCCGGTTGCCGAACGTCTGGCGCACGCTCATCAGGTGCAGCGCTTTCGAGCGCCGCTTGTTGATCTCGTCCTGAAGCGAAATGAGATCGCGCACGTGGCCGTAGCGCTGGTTCTCGCGGTCGACATAGGCCGAGCGCATGATCAGAGACGACGTCGGGTTGCCCTCGCGATCGACGTACGGCGATTGCACCGGATCGTCGAGAAAACCGCCCTTCGTGAACGTCGTGATAAACCACTGGCCGGCGACGTTGAAATGCATCTGCACGACGCGCACGCGGGTGCGGCGGTTATCGGCCCAGCGCGTGAACTTCGGCCGGTCGTCGTAGGTGTCAGCCATCGACGACGAGTTGAGCGTCGATTCGATCTCGTCGGCGCGGTCCGGATAGTTCTCGAGCACCTCGTCGCGGTCCGTCCAGATCACGATGCCCTTGTAGCGCGCATCACTGAAGTCTTTCTGGCGGCTGTACGGGTCGTAGAACAGGCGGTCCCACGGCACGCGCACAATGCTCACGTCGTGGCCGTCGCGCGACGGGATAACCGTCACGTCGCCGCCGCCGTAGCCCTCGATCATCATGTCTTCGAACACGTCCGAGCGGATCACATCAAAGTCGTTCTGGTCGGCCACGAAACGCAACGCGTCGGTCGCGGCTTCGCTCAACTGTTCGTCCTGCGGATCGCGCGGGAAGGCCTTCGGATCGCTGCGCAGGCGGCGCTCGAAGCCGCGGAGATACTCGACCTTGCGCTTGATGTAGTTGATCGTCAGCGCGGGCTGTCCGCGGCGCGCGAGGATGTTCAGTTCCGCCGTCGTCCATTGCTGGCCGTCGTAGTAATCGCGGTCGCGCTCGGCGAGCTTGCGCGCGTCGTAGGTCATGTCCTCCGACTCTTCGAACCAGCGGCACAGCGTCGTCACGCCGGGCAGGCGAACGGCTGTCACATCGACGTCGACCTCGACTTCCTGTGTCGGCACGGTGCTCATGCGACCCTCCACGAGCCTTCGACCGACTCATCGTTACCGTTGAATGCGCGGTCCCAGCGGTCGCGCTCGACCGGCTTCGTTTCCTTCATCGGCAGCACGGCGGGATGCGCATCGGCGAGCGCGCGGCCGATCAGACTGGCGGCGTCGACCTCGTCGTCGTGCTTGCCGGTGGGGAACTTCGTGTACTGGTCGATCACGTCGTCGCCTTCGGGGCCTTCCGGAATCCAGACGGAGCCCTGCGACGCCATGCCCTGAAAGGCCTGCGCTTTGATCATCTTGTCGTTGCCGTGGGGGGTGATCGGTTCGATGCGCACGAACTGTTTCTCGGCGCGCATGGTCTTCGTGATGAAGCCCGCGCTCGCCTTCCAGTTGTTATCGTCTTCGGGGAACCACGCGAAGGGCCGGTGCTTCTGGATGAGTCCGATCTTGCCCTCTTCCTTGTTGCCGACGACGCGCTCGGCGAGCTTGTCCATCGTCATCTGTTCGCGAAACCCGTCTAGCATCCAGACATCGCCGGATGAATCGACGCCCCACACGCGCACGCACGCGTAATCGTTGGTGTCACCGGCCGCCGGCGCATGGTCGCTCGTCAGGTATCGGTTGAGTCGTGTCGGCTCCTGGCCGCGGCGGTAACGCTTGAACCACGCCTTCCGAAAGAAGGTGCCTTCATCCGGCGTTGGTTTCTGTTGGTAGAGGCTGTACCAGGTGCGCCGATTCTTCTGGAATGGCTTCCAGTGATCGAGGCTGAACCACTCAGGCCACAGCGTTTCGCCGAGCTTGCGCCCGAGCGGATCGTCGGTTCGGTCGGCAATGGCGGGCAGGCAGACGACGTGCCACGTGCGGCCGTCGCGCCCTTCGAATACGCCTGATTCGCCGTCCCAGTTTTCCGGCAGGATGCGGCCGGCAGGGTCGTCCTGATGCCAGCGCGTGAGCATCATGATCTGCGGGGCGCCGGGAATCAGGCGGGAGCAGAAGTCGTCGATGTACGCATCCCACGTCTTGTTGCGGATCGTGTCGGACTCGGCCTGCTCGCGGCCCTTGATCGGATCGTCGATGATGCCGAGGTGTGCTCGGTTGCCGGTGAGGCCAGACAGCAGACCGCCGGCCATGTATTCGGAGCCGTTCGACAGCGCCCACTGGTGCGCCGCCGCGCTGTCGCCAGAGAGCTGCTGGTTCATCAGGTTCTGGAACGACGACGACTTGATCAGTTGCCGCGCGCGGCGGCCCTGCTTCTCCGCAATCTCGGTCGCATAGCTGGCGAGGATCACGCCGCGGCGCGCGCGACGCGCCATGAACCACGGCACGAACACGACGTCGACGTAGGTGCTCTTCGCGCTGCCCGGCGGCATCAGCACCATCAGATTCGGGATCTCACCCGATTCGATCTGCTGGAGCTTGCGGCAGACCAGCGCGTGATGCGCGGCAAGCGTGCCGATCCGCATCATCGAGAAGCGGTCTTCGTCGGCCTCATCGGTGAGCGGCACGGTCGGAATGTCCACCATGCACGCGAAGTCAGGCAGCGAGCGGCGCGCGAGTTCGCGGCGCGCGGCCATTACGTCTTCGGCGGTGAACTGGATCGCGCTCATTTCTCGATCCGCAGAGAGGCGAGCGCGCGCAACTGCTCTTCGCTGGCGTTCGACAGATCGACCGTCGACTTGTGCTCGATCGGCGCGCCGTCCTTGCCGGTGTGCTCGTGGTTCAGACGATCGCGCCACTCTACCGGGCGGCGGTTCTTCAGCCAGAAGAAACAGGCAACTTCGGAGCCGCCGACAGCGCGGTTATAGAGCGAGTTGACGACTTCGAGATCGGCGATCGTCTTGCCCTTCTCGACCGCTGCGGCGAATTCCGGATACTTCTTCTTCCACGCGCGAATGGTGCGATCAGTCGTCTCGAAGAAGTTGGCGAGGTGCACGTCGGTCGCGCCGAGCAACAGGCACAGCTTGCGCGCCTGCTCTGCAAACTCTTCGCGGTACGTCAGCTTCGCCGCCATCTCAGCCCCGTTGATGAATCCTATGGGGATGGATTATTCGATAGGGAAATGGTCGAGATATTGGCTAAATGGCGTTGCGCACGACATGCGAATGCACGCGGCGCGTCATGGGAGCGTCGTGGCCGGGCTTGCCTGTCTTGATCGACCAGTGAGCGAGGATGCACATACCAACGGCGTGCGTGGGCTCGACGCCGTTCTTGTATGCATTGAGGGAGCTGCGCGGGATGGTGGTCGTTTCCGCGAGTTTGTACAGAGAGCCGCCGTCACGCGTCAGGTCAGAGAGGACGCGGAACCAGTCGATGCGTTGGTCGAGCGTGACGGCGAGCATTGGGCCTTACATTTCCTGCCGCAGATTGCGCATGATGTCGAGCAGCTCGGCGACTGCTGCGTGCTCGATCGCTGCCAGCTTCAGCTCGGCCAGATCGATCCAGCGGTGCGCCGGGTGTCGTCCGTTCGGCGACTCAGCACCAGACCCATCGGAGGCGCCAGGCGCCGAAGCGTTTCCCGAATCATCCCCCGGTGAACCACCAGATTTCGTGTGGGCATCTGATGCGGGATCCTGGAGCGATACATCTCCAATCGACTTTCCCTGCTCACCTTCGCCGGTCCCGCTGTGCGACTCGGCATTCACCGCGGTGTCGTCGCCTTGCGAGGCATTCGCCGCAGACGATTGCGTGCCGCTTGCGGAGGTTGTGCCCGCATCCAACGCAGCGGTTGACTGGATCATGTTCATCTCCAACGGCTTCACACCTTGCGCCTGAATCGCCGCGATTTCTCCAGGTGTCCATTGATGGCCTTCCCCCGACGTTGCTGCTGCCTCCTGCTGCTGGTCCTGCTGGTCCTGATTCAGTTGCTCGTCCATCGTGACTCTCCGGTTGGTGTGTGGTGCCCGTATCGCAGGGTCCAGCGGCCGAGTGCGCGTCGGCGTGGCGTGGGGCTCAGTCGACCATTTGCCAGTCGCTGGCGAGGCAATCATTCACGCTCGGCACCCAGGTGCTCACGGTGTCGTCGACGTTCTTGATCGCGAAGTAGGCGTTGTATGGGACCATCGAGCCTTCGCCGAAATAGGCTTTCGCTGCGCCGGTCTGGACCGGATATGAAGCGGGCGGCACGAGGTAGACGAACATTCCCTTGCCGTTCCACCCGGCGCGCGCCATGCGCAGGCCGCCACGTAGCGCGCTCAGTGCATCGCCGAAATCCATTTGATTGCTCACGCTGCTCTCCTAAGTGGTTGGTGCTGCTTTGCTCGCCACGCCAGAAATGGCCGGCGGATGAATCGATGGAAACTTTGTTGCGCGCTGGCGTTGGTCGCCAGCTCACGGCGCGACTCGATCTCGCAGATGATCCGGATGAACGCCGCTGCATCGTCTGCGCTGACGTCCTGCACGTCGATATCGAGGTTCTTCTCGCGCACCAAGGCTGCGAGCGATTCCCGCACGAACTCGCGAAACTGCGGGTCGCGCGGCAGGGAGCCGGCGAGTTGGAGGATGTTCATTTCACGCCTCGCGAAACGACATGCGATGCGACAAGCAGCAAAAGTGCGATCACGTCGCAAACAATTCCGAGGGGCAGGCATACGAACGGCAGAGCGATGCCGACAAGCCCCAGCACTGTTGCGGCAGTGCTCAATGTCGTCGATCGTTCGAGCTTGCGCATGTTCACTTCGAAGTCCACTCCGAAGTCATTCATACGAAGTGCCTCTGCCCATAGCGCCCGATCAGCAGAGCGTCGGCGCGGCCGCTGGTCTTGGTCAGTTTCAGGTGTGGATACAGCTCGCGCGCAATGCGCAGGCTCTGATCCTTCGTGTCCTCGCGCTCGGTCTTGCGGATGCCGAACAGGCTCTGCCACTCGCGCGGCGTCACGTAGGCGATGTCCATGCCGCTGAGTTCGC